TTCTTCAACTTCTTCTTTCAGACCACGCTTTTTCATTTCAGCGTTCATAACATCCATTGCGATCATACCACGGTTGTGATCAATCGGCTTAGTTGTCTTTTGTTTCTTAACTGCAGCTTTCAGTTCAGCATCGCTCATTTTGTCGAGTTCAGCTTGAACTTCTTTCTTGATGTTAGCCATTGTAGCTTCTTCAAGTTCGACCAATCGTTGTTCTTCCAAGAATGTTTTAAATTTCATTTTTAATTTCCTTTATTATATCACTATTAATCGACAATGAAAACACTTTTTTGTTTTATTTTTATTGTAAAATCTTTTAATAGCTGTTTAATTTCTTCTTCATCATACAGTTTAGCAAAATCTATCTGGGTACCAAAAGAGGTTGGGGTTACAAGTTTGATTTTGTAACCTGCTCCTCGTAGTATTTTTTCAGGTTCTTGTGCTTTCGCTTCAACCTGCATTTTAGATTCTGTGATGCTTGCTTCAGGTTGTTTAGAAGTTTTTTCATTGTTAAAAATCTCTAAAAAACTCATCATTCACCCCTTAAAGATTGATGGTGAACTTAAACAACATCTCGTTACCAGCTTCTGATAATGGAGAAGCAGTGATTGCGAATCTGTTATAGATATGATAAGTAGCCTCACCTGTATTTGCGTTAGTCGCTTCCACAACTTCACTACGATATGGTGAGAATACTGCGGATGATTTAGACGGGTTAAGCGAATCTTTTAATCCGACATAAGCAGTCGTCGCAGTAGGATCAGGGTTCATAAAGTATTTAGTGTTACCAATCTCGGCGATAAACAGACCACGTTCGTCTTTATCCATACCACCTACATAGTTATTCAATGCAGCAAATGTTGCGGCAGTGGTGTATGGTAAAACACAGAAAGATTCGTATGTTCTCATAGTTTTAGAGTTAGCTCTTAGAACTAATTCATGGACTTTCTGTTGAATCTCAAACGCGTTGTATTCTGCATTTGTAGACTCTGTTAAATCAAGTGCATCACCAACAGTTATTTCAACGGAGTTAGAGGCTAGGAATGCCAATGTAGCTTCATTTTCTTGATCGTTAGCAAGACCGCGCAATAAAGTACCTACGACGGTACCTACTTCTTTACCGTATTGTGCTTTTAAATCCTGAATTGCTTCTTGGGAAATGCCAGTATGAATCGAAGTCGACGGTTCAACTTCTACTTCAGCTCTAACTAATTCAAAATCAGTTGTACCTGATTTTTTACGAATATTGAATAGTGCCGCAGTTGGGCCATTCATAGGAATTACTGAAAAGATTTGTCTACCTAAAGATGGCAGAGCCGCTTGTTGATACATGGCATCTACCGAAAGATTCTCGTCTGTAGTCGCGATTTCCGGTGCATTAGGACCAGTAGTATCTTCAAGCAAAGGGTTTTTGTTTTCGATATTTTCCATGGTTTATATCTTCCTTTGTTTAAAAGTTTATTATATCTTATTTATATTTATACGAGGAAGATTTAATTATCTGATTCGCAGTGAACCCTATATTCACACCATTGGCATAACGGCGATGGATTTTTAACAAAATCTTCATCCTTTTCTGCATTATTTATAAGGTCTCGTAGTTCGCTTATATACGTATCTAAATATTTTCGCTCAAGCATTAGATCATTCTCAGTTTCAGGATGCTCTATATAAACGTAAGATATTTTAATCGTATTAATTGATGGGTAACGTTGGAAGAAATAGATTCCATAGAACATAAGTTGATCATATTCTTGCCACTTTTGTTCTCTATATTTTCCCGTTTTCCAATCGATAAGATGAAGCGTATCTTCTATTGTACAAATGAAGTCAACACTTCCACGGAATAGCGCTTCCTTATCACGATATTCAGTAGGTGTTAATTCTTTAGATAGACCAAAATCAAATTCACGAATACTATCTTGAGATAGGTATTTTTTTCCAAGCTTTGTAGAAATGAATTTATCGGCAATATGCTGATATTTTGGAGCTAACTTATGAGTACTTTCGTTCGGATAATGTTCTAAGATAGAATGAACCGCGCCACCTTTCAGCAGCGGGGTCAAATCTACCTCAGACTTTGGAGCCTTATCGATGTAACTATATTTGAATTTTCGATTGCACTTTTTGTGAGTGCTTATTTTCGAAAAACTATAAGGCGTATACTTCATTATCTATTCGCTTATTTTGCTATTAGTTGGCCAACTTTGTCGTCAATCTTAGCGTTATTTTCCAACCAATCTTGAATTGTTTCTTCTTCAAAGATCTGAGAGTCGGTTTTCTTCTTCTGTGCTTTCAATACGTTAAGTGCTTTGCAAACAATCCCAACTGGTACACCTTCTTCTTTGAACTCGTTTTTCAAAGCTTTAATGTCGTCATCAAGCTTCTTCTTTTCAAGCAAAAGATTCGTGTATCGGTCTGCGAACTCTTCGACGTTTGAACGCGCTTCTTCAGTTGATCTAATTTCCATTCTTCTCTCCTAATGTTTTTTCTATATATTCTGAATATTCAGAAAACTGTTTGCTATCTTTACAATTAACGTAAACGAATTCAGATGTAATCTTATCTCGTCCATCAAAATCTGTAAAAGTAACTGGGTGGCTCAAGTTAAATATAACACGGTTTTTCTTAAAACTATACTTAATTGAACTAATTTCGTTTAAATTAATGTAACCTTCATAATTTATTTTATCAATAAAATTGTTGACAAAATACTCATTCGTGGTTAAATTATACATGTTATGTTGAAATTCTTTGCTATCGTCGCAATCCCAATAAACATAATCACTAATCAATTTACTTCCATTACGCGAATTAATTTGAATGTTATAATTCATATTAAAAACTATTCGTTTGCGATCTCGCAATAAATTGATGTTACTAACATTTTGCAGGTTTATCAACCTGTCTCCAGCTTGTAAGAACAATTCCTTCTCCTTATAATTTTGCTTTTATTCTTATTTGTGCAGCAATGCCATTATAAAGATTATTCTGAATTAGATCCGATACGTCAATATCATTGTTTAATAATAATTCATTCATGTCTTTTTCAACGAAATTGTTTGGTTGAACATAAACAGAATGACCCTTTTCGGCATAACTAAGACTATTTATAAGCCCAGTTTTGTCGTTATCAAGAACAAAAACGGGATGTTTTAATTCATTTAATCGTTCATCTGGTATTTTAGCACCCATAAGTGCAATACTATTTGGGAGACCACCTGCAATAGCGTCAAAGATGCCTTCGTAAATGAATACAGGTTGATCCTTTTTAATATTGAACCAATTCCATATTTTGTATCCTATATTTGCATCATGCATATATGTGGCAAATGTTTTATCATAAATATTGCGCGAATAAAACCCATACATTTGATTATTATAATATAGAGGAATTACTAGCGAATTATTTGTTCGATAGAGTGTTTCGCCAATCTTTAAATCTTGTTCAGCGAAATACCATTTACCATAACGGTGCTCTTTGTAGGAATAACCTCGCCCCTCTAGATACTCTAAAGCAGCTGGAACTTTAGAAATATCTTTAAAGTAAGGGGAGAGGTCGTGAATTAAAACCTCAGTAACTTTCTTTTCTTCCTTCTTAAATTGGCCAAAGACATCTTCTGTGTCGCCTTTAGCTAATTTCTCAATAGTGTTACCAAAGTTTTCCTTTTTATATTGACCTAACAAAGCCGGAAAAAAATCGCGTAGAAACGAATAAACTGTTTTATTTTTACAAGAGCAGTCTCCATTAAAACAGTTAACGTTTGTTACATTTCCTTTTGTATAAAGATGTAATCGTTTTGCGCTTTTCTTTTTGCGACTATCGCCACAAATTGGACAACGAGCAGAAATGTCAACATCAGTTTCTTTACCGATGCTGTCCATTCCTACAGCCAATTTGAAGTATTTTATGTCTAGTCTGTCTAACATATCTATCCTTCAAGTAAATCTTACCAGCCGAAATCTTCTGCGGTAAGTTCACGGTCAACTTTAAAGATTGAGGGCAAATCCATTAATATAGATTTTAATTCATTTTTATTTAAATATTCCTCAAATTCTTTATTGTTGTATTCTGCTCGTGCTTGCTTATACTGTAGAATAATTTCATTCCAAATGTTGGAGGGAATACCTTCAGCCATAACAAGCGTAAAGTTTCTGTCATAGTTTTTGCGATACAAAGGATGTGAATCGAGCCAAGCATCTAATGAGCCATGTTCTGCAACCTTTTTCTTAAGTGTCGCTGGACCGAATTTTATATCTTTGTAGATGTCTTTAACACCAGTTGATTCGCCTTTACGATTCAGTTTATAAACATCGAAAGATTCAATCATCTGCTTTTTAATATCAGAAGATATTGGTGCAGCCTTAAACTCCATTGGGTCTTTGATGTTATATCCTGCATCAGACAAATGTTGCACAAAGTTTTTGCTAAATTCTGTTCCATCAACTACTTTCGGGACATCATCAGAAGCATCACCAAGACACACGTGTTCCATAATCCAATGATCCATATGATCATGTTTGTTTTCGGGTACTAGCCATTTTTTAGTTAGAGCCGAATATTGGAATACTGTGTCGTTATCACGCTGTGCTTGAATCATATCCTTATCTGGCGAATGAATTAAAACATTTTCGTATTTGTTGTATTCTTTCGCTAATACAAGCATAATGTCGTCAGCTTCAGCCTTAGGTACTTCAATAACTTTCCAAGGAAGGTTATTTTTGATTTGCTCGATCAATTCGTCAATTTCTTTGAACACTTCGCCAAAGTTAATTTCCGATTCATCACGACCTTTTTTGCGACTTGATTTGTAACCAGCGTAAACATCTTTACGCCAGTAACCATTTGCTGATTTATCTAGACAGATAACTAAGTTGCCGAACTTTGCCTCGTGCTCCTGTTTGATGCCAAACAAATCTTGAAGAATGTAGTACTTCGTCAATCCAATGAATTCAGAAGTAACATACTTTCCATCCTTTTTATTCGGCTTTATTGAAGCAACCGAAGTATGTATCATTCGATGTATAATCGAACTGAAATCTATAAGTATCATAGCAACCTCCTAGGGAAGGTAAGACCGAAGTCTTACACTAGCCCGTTCAATAGGTCATCTAGACTTGCACTTGATGATGGAGCGGGTGCAGGAGCAGGCTGAGCTGGTTCAGGTTGTGCCGCTGCAACTTGAGCAACTGCGGGCTGAACTTCTGCAACCTGTGCAGGCGCTGGAGCAACTTCAGCAGTCAATGTTGGTGCAGTTGTTGGTTGAACAACTTCCTGATCAGCAAATGTTACCCACTGAAGTTTTTTCTGAAGTTCTTCGTATGTCATGAATGCTTCAGGTTTTAGTAGATCCGATAGCTTATAGGTATTAGATCGAATATCTTCCAAAGCTGCTTCAACAGAATCATAAATTGAAGTTACTTCGTTGATAACTTCTGATGTATCATAGTTAATGAAGCCATTAGCACCTTTCTTACTTACAAGTCTGAAAGAATTGCCTGCTAGTGGATTGAACAACTGCTTAGGTTCAGCACCAAGCGCACGGTCAGATTCTGCTGGATCAACTGCTTGCTGGATTTTGTCTTTCATAGCGCCAGACATTTCAAACAAGAAGATTTTGCCTTCATTTGCTGGATTAGCTGGGTCTTTAATTACTTTAATATTGGCGATGTATTTTACGCCACGGCCAAACGTACGTGAATTTTCTTTATCACCGGCGTTCCAAAGTTTCTGCCACTCTTCTTGGAATGGACATGGTTGACCGATAGTAGATGGTGAGAATTCAGAAACAAAACGCTTCTTACCATTTTTAGTAATTGTCGTATTGATTTTGAACATTTTTTGGATCATTCCTTTCTCAGAATCTGGAAGGAATCGGATAAGTGCGGCGCCATTGCCGTCTTTGTCTTTAGTCAATTTGTAGAATCGGTCGTCAGATGCGTACTTGTTAGTTTTATCTGCGAAAGGGTCTACACCTACTGCTTCTTTCATTGCGTCGAAGTTAAATGCGCTTGCGTCGATCATATATATTCTCCTAATTTTAATCGAAATGTTTCACTATTTTATTGTCTTTGCGGACATATTCAAAATGGCGTTATTGCCAAAGAACAGGGTAATTATAATATTATTTCACTTAATAATTACCCATATTCTAAATTTATTTATAAATCTTTTATTGCTTTAGAAATATCGTCAAACGTCATAAATGGTTTAGGCGGGATGATAGTCTGTCCTGATTTACTTGATACTGCAAATTTACCAGGGTCAACGTAAATCAAACGGTTTCCGTTTTTGTCTTCATAACCACCATCAACTTCTTTCCACCCTAAGCTTTTAGCAACATTGCCTACGGCTTTTTCTTTATTTTTGTTTTCTGATAAGAAATTTCTGAAATTCATTTTGTTATTTTCCTCTATTATATAAATTGTAGAACACTAAATTCTATACTTTATATTTATATTCATAGACGTTTTTTACTAAACTTTTACACTCATAAGAACTTTAAATCCTTCAAGTGAGTCGTTAATCAATAGAATGCGATAAGAATCACGGGCTGAGTTGTATTTTACCTCAACAGTGTAATCAGAAACTGGCAGCATTTTAAAGTTATCAACTGGAATTTTAATTTCAAATTCTTTTGAAGTTGTCGCACTTTTAGTCACGGAGTACGTATTACTTTTAGCGTTGAACTTGTTCGTTGCTCCAAGTGATACCTTAATGTCACCATCTTGTGAAGTAATCAATACCTCTGATAGATCTTTAAAGACGCCGGTTGCTGATTTGATATTTTTAATATCTTCTACAGAAATACTAAAACTTGCGACACTTGGCACGGCTTCAGTTTTATCAAACTGTTCAGGTGACTTGTCGTAAGCGTCCATCAAAGCGACATTATCTACAATATACGATGAAGATGTACTTCCGCTTGATACATTGATAGTATTGCCATCGATTTCAATATTACGATCTTCAGGGAACAATTTAAACAAATTCAAAAAGTCACTTAGTGAATTCATCAAACCAATATCACCAAAGGGATCTGAGTCCAGCTTAGAAATGTCAGCATACACCATCATATCTTGAGACTCAGATACCGCGACTGTAACGGGATATTTGAGAATAACTGAGTCCGTAATGCCATTGATTTGTGACAATACTTCGGTTACATTTTTATTAAACATTTTCCTTCCTTTCTTTTATTTACTCAGTCAATTATAACAAAGATGTTATTAAAAAAATTAATATTTTTTGCATTATTGTGTTTTGCTTAAACTTTTTAGAATTGATCTCGGTAGACCTTCTACTGGCTTAGTACGAATTCGTGGGACTGTTGTAAACACAATTGGGCGCCTTTTCAATTTTTTCTCCTTGTTTATAAAGATTATTACGTTTATTTATTTCATCAATAATTTTTAGTAATTATCGACTGCATCTCGGTATTCGCGCAAAGCGGCTCTAGCTACTTCGCTATTGTGTCCGTACTCTTTTTGAACCATTAGAAGAGATGCAAACGCTTTATCACAAAACTTTTGGTAAGCGTAAGTACGACGTTCGTATTGATCGCAGTAGATATCGAAGTGAGTAGCATTAGCCTTTGGAGTGTCGTGGTAGTTGCCGTTGCGAGGACCACGTGGACGAATGCGAATACGGTATTGTTTGATGAACTTTTTATTTGGGTTGAAGCGCATCATCCTTTCACGAATTTGAGCATTTCTTTCTTTAACTGTCTCTTTGAGCTCTAAAACCTCTGGGCAGTTGGCGTCCGTAGTAGTGAACTTGTAAGCGTCGCTTGAACGGTTTTTGAAAGTAAGTTTAATCATGACAAGAATCTCTCTTTTCTTCATTTGATAGAACTATTATATCACTTCGGTCGTGATTGTAAACAGTTTTTATCCAAAAATTTCATCTTTCTGCAAATCGGTTTCGATCGTCATATCGGCAGAGAATGCTAAATCCAAAAGCTCTTCGATGAATTTCTCTTCGGCTTTGATACCATTTTCTTTGGTATTCCAATGAAAACCAGCAGCTTTGTTATCTTCTAATAGGTGAGCCAATTCAGAAGCCAGCTTTTCGATTTTGCGTAGAGTGTAGTTTTTCATGTCAAATATCTCTCTTTTCTTCATTTGATAGATCTATTATACAATAGCTTTCAGAGAAAGTAAACACTTTTTTTGAATTTTTTTATTTGTGTTTGACAGTTATTGAAGGCAGTGGTAGGTCAGGTTGAGGGTTAATTGAGATTAGAGTTAAATTATTTTGTGAAAGGTATGTAAGAAGTTGGTCAATAGTGGTATTGTGATCGATGTCAAATGTGAATGTGTTTGTCATGATTTTTATCCATTTGTTTAATGATAGAGCTATTATACAATAGCTTTCAGAGAAAGTAAACACTTTTTTTCATTTTTTTCAAATTAAATATTCTGGATTCTCTTTTTTCAAGCGTTCGATATAGTATTTGTAGTATTTCGAAGACTTATATTTTCGGAGGTCCTTTCCTCTTTCGAGTTCATATAACAATTTTGCGTACATTGCATCGTTTTTCGAGTCAAATAACGTTGAACCATTCGTGCGAATCATATCTCCAGCAAGTACGCAATACCCGCCACCGATATCGATGACGGATAACACTTGATTGCCATGAATCATATATTGGATCGCTGGCACTTCCATGTTTTATGCCTTACCTTAATTGTCTCCAAAGTTAGAGGATCACTGTATGTAACAGTGAGATCCTCCCTATCTACGGTAATTACCGGGTTCATGCTTTTGTATCACCGAAGAGTTTGAACCCGATTGAATTGTAATATTCATGTTTAGTTTTTGGAACACGAATGAACCCGTCGTCAGTTGATTTAAAGATAGTTGAGCCACCACCACTTAGCGAGATAAAATCACATTTGTCCAGAATTTTACCGTATTTGTTTTCAACCAATGCTAATAGTTCTTTAAGATATGATTTTTTAACTTCGTCGACAAAATCTTTAAACGGGTGTTTTTGACCTCGAAGTTTATAGATACCTGTATCAATGATTTCTTTAGCTTCGTGAAGAGTGATTTGGCGACCATGAAGCTCTTTGACTTTCTTAGCAACCAATGTAGCAATTTTCATAACACCTTCACGCTCAATGCCTTCAAACAAGTTTGGCGATGTTTTACCATCAGTGACTAAGAACATATCAAGTGTATTAAAACCAATATCACAGCCTACGAAAGATGTCGTACCAGTAAATTCTTGTTGAGGATGCGGGAAGTTATTACCAAATTTGTCAATGGTAAGCTTCGATCCAGCACCTTGTGGAAGAATATAAACTTCGTCGTATTTAAAGTTTTCGCCGTTCACTGTGAAGTTCATTAGACCTTCTTTAAAGTGACCAGAATTTTCGATCTGTGCCTTTGAGAGACCAGAAACAATAATATCTGGATTAAAACCAGTCTGTTTAATTACATGGAACAAGAATAGTGGAGCATAATACTCTAGATTTTTATAGTCAGTTATATCAATCAAGTTTTCGCTTGGAAGATGTAGAGCGTTTTCACCAACGTAGTAACTATGTTCCTTATAGTCATAGATACGTGAATCAGAAACGTGTTCATTGCGTTTAGTGATTCCGATTGTGCTTGTGAATTTGAATTGCTTTGAGATGTTACCATCGGATGTACCGAAAGTCACCTTTACGTCTCCAAAGCCAATGTCAATTCCGAGGATGTTTTTCATTTCTGTTTTACCTTTATTTAAAGTTCAAGATAATTATACTAAATGTTTAGTTAATATTTTATTAGAAATCGAAGTTTTGTAATTCTTCAGCGATTTTTACTGGTCTTTCGTCACCACCAATTACTGGTTTTTCGACAACTTCTTGTGATACTCCACCAAAATCAACGTCAGTATCTAAGACTTGTTCTTTTCTAGCTGGCGCAGTACTTCTACTTTTTGGTTTTTCTGAATCAGTTCCTTTATTAGACTTTTCATCTTTATTTCGTTTCTTATCAGTAGGATTATTTGAAGTAACAACAGTACCGTCACTGAAATTGATATGTAGTTCGTCGATATCCTTACTGCAAGTTATATGAAGTTCAAACATTAGAATTCAAGATCCTGCATTTCTTGGGGAATTGCTTTTTTAGGACGATTTTCTTCAATGATTGGTGCAGTGACTTTTGATTCGGTGTCCTGTGTGCATGGAATTTCAGTATGTGTAGTTACTACCTCTTCATTCACCTGAGTGCTCTCTAGATTCGGTTTTACTGAACTAACTTCGCCATCTTCGAATTCAATATCAAAAGTAACTTTCTTGACGTTTCGATTTACTGGTAAATCTTTTATTTCAATAATCATTTCATAATCCTAAAATTAAATTGGTGGTATAACCTTAATAATAATTATACCACCAACATGCTTAACAAAAAATTAAGTTATTTTGTTTCGAAGATTTTCTCTGTCCATTCAGTGATACGTCCACGAACAACTTTATTCAATTCCGTACCAAACATATTCACATTATCGTGTTCTGTCCTAAGCGCCTTCATCAATACTGATAGACCGTTCGTATATTTGTTAATATATGGGTGGTCAATCTGACGGTTTGAACCGATACATACGACTTTACATTCCTGATCCATACGAGATAGAACCGTCTGCAAAGAGGTTTTAGCAAAGTTTTGAACTTCGTCTACAATAACGAATGCGTTTGAAATAGTTCGTCCGCGGATAGACCCAGGCCACATTGTTTCAATATTGTATTTACTTTGTAGTTCTTCAATCTTCGAATCGATTGACTCTTGGTTATCCTTGTTCTTTTGATTCTTAATATCTTTTTGAGCAATAAATTCAAGAGTATCGTACAGCGGAAAGTTGTAAATTTTGAATTTTTCGTCGTTGCCAGACAAGAATCCAACCTCTTCAGCTTTATCGACTGATTCAACTGAGTTACGAATGTAGATGATTTTGTCATATACACCTTTACGAACTAGTTTCATGCCAGCCGCAATTGCTAGGAGTGTTTTACCAGAACCAGCCAATGCTTCAATAACGCAAATATCAATTCGATCGTCCATCATGCCTTGCATTGCGAATAACTGACCAACGTTTAATGGTTTAACGACGTTTCTTCGAAGTTCGTCTTCATCAACAAAGTGAATTCTATCATCTACGATATAAGCCAATTGCTCATTACCATCATCTGCTTTTAAATGATAGCAGTAGTTTTCTGGCGCATAGTCTGGATCATAATCTTTGATATTTTTGTATTCCATTACATTAAAATCAGTACTCTTTACATTATCCAAAACCTTAATGTATTCATTTGTAAGAACTTGCTGGTTTTGCTGAATACCTTCTGTCTTAACATTCAATGAAATGGCACGGGTACGGCACATAATATCATTTGAAAGAAGAATAGTTTCTTCAGTATCTTTATAATAGTTAGTGGCGAATTGCGCAACCTTAATAATTTTGCGATCGTTTAGCACGGATTTATCGACGTTCACCATCTCATAATCCTTAAACGATATGATGTCAATCATTATATCCCTAACTTTCAACGACATAACTGTAACATCTTTTTTGCTACCAGCGCGCTTTGTTCCAATTACTTCAGCTTCTGATAGAATCCGCCCAAACTCACGGGCTTGGAAATTGATTTCGTTAAAACCTGATTTCTTGGCATCCAATTCATCGATTACTGTTTCCGGAAGAACGATAAGATTCTTACCTTCCTGCCCGATCGTAATTAATTGATTGGCATCCTCTAAAATAATGTTCGTATCAAGAACATAAATCTTTTCGTATCTCAAGTTAATTCCTTCTTGTGGATTGTTGAATATATATTATAACAAATTAGAGATTAAAACGTGCCGAAACTTCAGGACTTATTTTCACTCTATTATATTGGCCATCTTTAAAAAACGGCATTTCTGTAAATTTAAGAAGCATATCTTGACCTCGTAAAACTCGCCAATTGAAGTCAGCTTCAAATCGACCGGGCTCTTTTATGTCGCCCTTTTCAAGTAAAATTTGATCTCTGTTAATATAGTTCTTTATCATTTCGTTTGTAGATAAACAAACACGGAATTTATTTTTGTAGTATTTTCCAAAATACCATATTTTGCCAGGGAAATCTTTAGTGATCTGTTCTCCTTCTTCACGATTTTTGATAGTAAAAAACACAGCATAATTAGAAGTTCTTGCTTCTTTTAGCGCTTCGTTTTCTATGTATTTTAATAGTGCTTTAGGCCCTTCGTCTTGTTCACGACGATATAACAAATATTCTTCATTTGGGCGTAATGGCTGTACCTTATTAACAAGCCAACGAACATCCTTTTCTGGCAACTTATCATAATTAACCATGATTGGTTCTTTGTCAAGTTGAATATACCAGTCAAATGGCGTCTTAACACTAATAAATTCTTTGTATTCGACGCCATTATTTTTCAATGCTTCTAATGATTCGTTGTAAAACGTATTAGAATAATACGGATCAATGGTAATGTACATTTCGTACCTTTAATAGTTATAATGTAAAATTATTTATAACTCATCTATCCAAATTTCTTCAATAGATTTCTTAAGCAATTCATCCAACGTTTGTTTCTTATCAGCAATATCCTTTTCAAGTTTTGCCAATCGTTCTTTTGTCAATGATAAAATATTCATATTCAATAGATAATCATACGATCCATCTTTGCTAAGAATATTTTCAACCTTATTTAAGTCAGCCTCGATATCGACTTTCTTTCGATTATTCACAATAAGCTTATCTTCAACAATCATTTTGATGAATAGATACTTACTAAAGTCAAATCGTATTTCTGTTTCAAGGATTTCACACTGATGCGACTTACGTTTAGCAACATATTCAAGTTTCACATCGATGTAGTGGTCAATAATATCCTTTGCACAGTCTAGTACTTGAATTTTGTTATTTTCGTCAATAACAGTATAGTTTTCTGAAACTTTTTTAATGAGCTTAAGTTTAGCTAATAGAGTTTCGTCACACCACGTTTTTAATTCTTTACTAGCGATTGATACTTCGAATTTAAAGTTATCATCTTCAGAAAGGTCCCTATAACCTTGAATAATCTTCTTGTCTTCTAGATCGTCAAGAACATTAATGTATCCCTTTAGATCATAACCAATAGGGACCTCTGTAATAAGTACGCGGTTGATACCTTGTCTCTGGACGACACCTTTGATCAGCCACTGATTACTTGTTTCGCCTTGTTCAATTACACCTTTGAATCCTTTATAAAACGGAGTAAAATCGTAACGTGAGGCCTTCCCATTAAGTTTATTAACAATATACCCTTTAATTTTATCAGGATCACGTGGAAGAATCTTCTGAGCAAAACCAGATGATACACCTTCACTGCCATTAATTAAAAGGATAGGCAATGATGGTACATAGAACATTGGCTCTATCTGTTGCCCTTCGAAGAATTGATGCTTCAACACTGCAGAATCTTCTTTCTTAAATAGTTGAAAGAATTCAGAGGTTCCATAAGTATAAATGTACCTTGACGCTGAAGCTTCTTGTGCAAATCGAGTACCAAAGTTACCTTTCTTCTGTAACAACGGTATATTGTTAGTGCCTTGGAAATCTTGACCTAGATTTACAATTACACCATCTAAACTACCGTGCAGATATTCAGCAAACTCAGCTACTTTTGAGCCGAGCTGAGATACCTTAATTTTATCTTTAATATTTTTCTCAAGAACCGTATAAAGGATCTTACGTGATGCGTTTTTCTGGCCATCTACGAGAGATGCGATCTTGCGAAGGTTATCGTATGACGCCTGATCTACGTAATCCTTGTTAAAAAATTCTGTGATTTTCATATGCTTCCTTATTCTGTGCTGTCAATAAATGACTTCATATCATCTAGCAATTCTGCTTGAGTTTTGTATTCTTCGAATTCATAATATCTCATGGTTGTTCCCCATGCACTTTCTAAACCTTCATTTAGAACAATATCAAATCCTGATCCTTCGTAACCAAAATCTTCTAGTTTAGCAATACGCTTTTTACCTAGTTTGAGAATCAATTTTGCTGTTTGCTTTGGTGATAGTCTAGTCATGTGTACAGCTCCTATTTCAACTGATAGATCTATTATACTACAGTGAAAAAGGATTGTACACCGTTTTTTACATTTTTTTACAATTTTGCAATACTAAAATCATTTGCTAAAATGTATTTTTTACGTGGTTCAGAGTCATTGCCCAGCCATTCTTCAATAATTTCATCAGAGTCGAAATCAAGAATATTAATCATCTTTGATAGACCATCAGCTTTTACGACTTCCTTAAGATCTTCTGAATCCCAAGAACCTAAACCTTTGTAGTAGTTTGAGTGTTCACCAGATTTCAACTTAACGTCATCACTAAGGTTGTAATACCAAGATGTTAGTTTATCTTTCTTTGTGACACCGATTACTGGAGTTTGAAGCATACCAATTCTACCTTTAAGCTCAGGCAAATACCTCACAAAGAAACCAGTCAATAGACCTCTGATGTGATAACCGTCTAGGTCTTGGTCAGTTGCATATATCACATATTCGTAATTTTCATTTTGTATGATTTTATACAATTCAGATAGTTCTTTGTTCGCCGTGAACTTAGCTTGTGGTGCACTGTAAGAATTGAGAGGTTTACCCTTTAGAGTGTAGTAACCGCATTCTTTGCGTCCAAGGACAGGAGATAGACCGCCTAATGCTGATTCCCCTTCAACCAAGAGTAGATATTTTTTAACACCGATTGAAGGTAAGTACTTATCAGATTTAATTTTCTTGACAGTTTTCTGCAGACCTTTGAGTTCTTGACGTTTCTTAAACTCTTCTTTAATTCGATAAACTTCGGTGATTGGATCAATAATATCTTTGTTTCTAAAAATTTTATTGACAATTTGATCAAAAGGAATGTCACCGAAGTACGAATTGATTTCAGCAGCTCCATTTGTTATTTTCTCCTTCGATTGAGAATTAAATTTAGTGTTCTTGACATTTTTGAGGAATGCAATAACCATAAGCTTGTTCTTGATGTCGCCCGGCTTGATAGTTTTGAACTTTTTAGCCAGTTTCTCACGCAGACCACTTACGACGTTATGTGTTATAATGTCAATATGAGTACCACCGTCAGGAATTTTAAGACCGTTAACATAACTAAACTGTCTAAAATCGTCTTCGGCATTAGGCAAGATAGCAAATTTGTAATCTTGAGTTTCATAGATTTCTGCAGAATCGCTAAACATCTGAACGTATTTTTTAAACGAATTGACATTGATTTTCTTACCATTGAACTTAAACGTTATGTCAGGGAACGACATGCTCAAATTTATCAACCGTTGATAGATTACATTCATATGAACACTATCAATTTCAGTTAAACCAAACTTTTTAAGATCTGGCCAAAACTTGACGTGTACACCTGATTTTCCTTTTGATTTTTCAACTTTATCGGTGAACGATTCAGCATTGTTTTTGAAAGTGATGGTGTAGTTATTCGATCCGTCATCTGTTTTTCCAACAAATTTTGTACTGAAACAGTTAGTCGCAAACGAACCTACGCCATTCATACCGATTTGAGTACGGTTGCTGTCATCATCAAAGTTTGAACCAGCACGTGCATGACCCCATGCCAATTCTGCTAGATAGTGACCGTCTGAGTTTTTCTGGACAGGAATACCAGTACCGTTGTCTTGTACTTCGATTGTATCAGCTGCCATTTTGACAGAGATTTCGTTACAGCCTTCAAAGTTGGTTTTGATTGCCACATCTACCGAGTTATCGATAATCTCATTAATGATCTTAATTAGACCCGGAACATATGAGATTTCTTTGTATATGATATTTCCATCTTCAAAAATGTATTCATTCGTCTTTGTTAGATCAACAGCACCGATGTACATCGATGGGCGCTGGATAATATGTTCACGTTCAGAGAGTTTTCTAATACTCATTATCTAATCCTTTTCACATTTTGTAATAGAGCTATTATACACAGTTTTTCTTAAAAAGTATACAGTTTTTTTCATTTATTTCACATTTTATAGACGAGTCGTATTTTCTCGTTGCTTGTTCAACGTCTTAAAGAACGGATGCAGTCGTACATACGTAGATTTAGCTCTTTGAAGCTTAACCGCAGTTTCGCATAGGCACTGATCTGCTGGATACACGCCGTATTTTCTAACGAAATTTACCAAACGTTTCGCACCTGCTGGTGTAATCATATATCCGTATGCACCTCTAAATGTACCACCTATTATATCTTGGTTGCCATAAAATTTGACTGAAGGATGATCACGAACACCCGGTTTGTTATTATCAATAAATGATTTTTCATAGTGGTAAAACCATTCTTCGCTATCAGCATCGTAATTCGAATTGAAAGCGACTGATGCATCAAGATGGCAAGCATGCACAACATCATTTTCTATTAATCGTGGATCTCGAATAATAAGACCATCATGTTCCATTATGACGAAATTTTCGTCTTGCTCAGAACATTTCTTCCAAAGTAAGAAATGACTAGCAACACAGCCAATTGTTCCTTTAGTCCATACTTCCTTCTTAACGCTGTTTGAAGGCTTAAGATCATGTAGTTTCATAACGTCAATTGCTTTATCAGCTGGCACTCCGTCAAACATTTCGTACTCTAAACCAAAACGTTCGCAGGATTTTTGCGCATCCTTCGCTAACTTGATTGATAAATCGTTGTCTTTTAAATAAATGATGTATGTTTTCATGGTAATATTATACAACCTTTTAGCTTAATATAAATAACAATAAAAGAGGATTAACTATGTCATTTTATCATCATGGCACAATTAGAAAGTACACTTCTGCTTTGTTGGACATGTTCAATGATCTAGAGATACAATACAAGAATTCTAATGGTGTATTGATTTCTAAAAATATACCCATAAAGTATAGTTCGCGTGAAAAAGCTACAGTGCTTGATAGTTACACGTCTGAGCAAATTACGTCCGGTAATACGAATGCATTGCCTAGAGCGTCCTTAACGTTTGATTCGTTGTCAAAATTAGATGATCGTGTAACTAATAAAAACATTAAGATGGCAACTTTTAAGAATGATAATACTCTCGAATTCATGTACAATTCTGTACCTTATTTATTTAATTATTCGTTAGTAGTTCAATGCCGTGGTATGAAT